ATGTTGCGAAGTCATTTGATTCCAATACACTTACCGTTGCTAGAAATGGTAAGAGAATTCAGGGAGACACTGCAGATCTGACAGTTACAACTGAAGGCGCTGCATTTGAACTGGTCTTCTCTGGAGACACATATGGATGGAGAATCTTCACCGTCTGATGGGTGAAGATTGGGGGAACCTTCTGGTTCCCCTTCTTCTTTGTTATTTGGATTAAATAAATAATAGAACGAGGATTAGTTAAAACAAATGGCATCCTACGGAAGTTACAAAAAAATTATTAGTGGTCAACTTATTGATGGGACAGTTCCAAAATCTGCTTTGCAGGCAGATGCGGGACTGAACTATTTTGTGAAGTGGGTTTATGGAACACCTGCTGTGTGTTCTCCAGGTTGTTGCTGTCTCTGGACAGTTCCTAATGGAGTAAGAAGGGCAACCTTTGAGATTTGGGGAGCAGGAGGAAACGGACACGGAGCATGTTCCTGCAACCGCTGTCACCACTATAAGGGTGCTGGTGGTGGATACTATAATAGTAAGACTATTAGTGTTCAGCCAGGTTGGACTTATACTGTCTGTGCTGCTGGCGTCTATCGCTGTTGCTCAAGAGAATGTACAGGATGTAGAGGATGTACTTCTTATGTAAACGGTTGTAACCTCTCTAACTTCTGTGCCATTGGTGGAGAAACTGGTAGAGCACAAACCAGTTGGCAGGATGGATGTTATTCAGTTTGGTCTTGCTGTCTTGCTCCAGGAAATAATGGAGGAGACTTTGGAATGGGTAACCATGAGGGTTACTGGGGTGGTTCTGAGTTCTGTCACTGTAACTACGTTCAAACATGTACAACAAATGCTCCATTCCTTGCTGGAGGAAGTGGATCTATGTACAACCTGACACCTAACTGCTGGATCCGTTGCGGATGCTGGCACGTCCCATACGGCGTTGGTGGACAAGGTGCTATGACTACCTTATGTGAGCGTTGCTGTGGTCAAGGTGGCATGGGCGGCGGTGGTGTCGTCAAAATCACTTACGTCTGATAGGAGAGTTACTAAAAAATGGCAAATTATTCAAGTTATAAAAAGGTTCAGGCAGAGTCTATTCAATCTCAAGCAGTTGATGCTGCAGACTTTGATACTCCATTAAACTCTACTTATGGTGTAAAGTGGATCTTTGGAACCCCTGATCGCTGCTCTCCAGGTTGCTGCTGTCTCTGGACAGTTCCAACTGGTGTAACAAGACTTAACTTCCAGATCTGGGGTGCTGGTGGTAATGGTTCTGGTGCATGTTCCTGTAACCGCTGTCACCACTTCAGAGGATCTGGTGGAGGATACTACAACACCAAGACTATTACTACACAACCAGGTTGGCAGTATACTGTCTGTGCTGCTGGTGTCTATCGTTGTCTTTCCAGAGAATGTAGTGGTTGTGAGGGATGCAGTTCTTATGTAAATGGATGTAACCTCTCTAACTTCTGTGCTAGAGGTGGTTCCAGAGGTATTGCAAATACCTCTTGGGCAGAGTTCTGTTCCTCTGTAAACGAATGTTGCATTGGTCCTGGATCTCATGGTGGCGACTTCTATCAGATGTCACACACTCCTGGATGGTCACACGCTGAATTCGTTTACGATAGAGGACACTGCCATTGCTATAACCAAGGTCTTCATAACTCTGGCGCTGCTCTGATTGGAACCGTATCGACACAATCCATTAGAGAGTGTTGGATCCGTTGCGGATGTTGGCCAGTTCCTTATGGTAATGGTGGTCAGGTTGCTATGAACACCTACTGTGGGCGTTGCTGCGGACAAGGTGGTACTGGTGGTGGCGGTCTTGTTAAGATCACATACTTCTGATTCTAAATAGCACTATAGAGAGCATCAAAAATGGCACAGTATTCAAACTATAAAAGAGTTAGTGGAGAAACTATCGCTGATAACACTATCACATCGTCTCAGGTTAATCCAACTGGATTAGATACCTGGTGTGTGAAGTGGATTTATGGATCTCCTGGTAACTGTACCCCAGGTTGCTGCTGTCTCTGGACAGTTCCAACTGGTGTAAGGAGAGCGACTTTTGAACTTTGGGGCGCTGGTGGCAATGGAACAGGATCATGTTCTTGCAACCGCTGCCACATCTATGCTGGTGCTCAGGGTGGATATTATAATACTAGAACAGTTGATGTTCAAGCAGGTTGGACCTATACTATTTGTGCTGGTGGAGTTTATAGATGCTATTCTAGAGAGACTAGCGCATGTCAGGGTTGTACTTCTTATGTAAACGGTTGTAACCTCTCTAACTTCTGTGCCATTGGTGGTGCTTCTGGATTTGCTGAGAACAGCTGGTCTCTCGCTTGCTTCTCCTACTGGTCTTGCTGTATGGCACCTGGCAACTGGGGTGGGGAATTTGGAATGGGTCCTCACAGAGGACACTACTGGAACCCAAGAGGTGTCTTCTGCCATTGCCATGGTAGATATACTGTTCCTACCTCTGCTCCATTTATTGGTACTAACGTTAAACAGCAAATAAACTTCTGTTGGGTCCGTTGCGGTTGCTGGCAAGTTCCATATGGTCATGGTGGACAGAATGCTATGACCAACTATTGCGAACGCTGCTGTGGTCAAGGTGGTACTGGTGGTAGTGGACTTGTTAAAATTACTTTTGTCTGATATAATATAGATCCGTGTGAAGGAAGTGCAAAGGGAGTGTTAACCACACTCCCTTTTTAATGTATAATTATAAATAAAACTGAAGGAGTAAACCTGAACAAAACCGAACTACTATGGCTACTAGACAAATTAGAGTAGAGTATGATCTCGCTCTCCCCAACGAATTCTTAATTGATCATGATATTACAGACGGAAATACCCGTACTGCAGTTTACAATGGTCCCGATAAAATCTATCTTCAAATTGGTGAAGATGGAACTGAGAAGCATGGTCCTCTAACCGAAGATGACATCATGGATGGTCGTCCCATGCCAGCAGATGTTGTTGAATGGTTTGAAGTGGATTGTGCTACCAATCCTTTAGTTTGTGAACTTAGAGGACAACCTGTAGATGAACTGCAGGAAGAGTACACTGGTGAAGCATTCCATGCTAATACACCAGAAATTGAAGGGTATCCTAGATTTAAGTATGCAACACCATTAATGCCAGCAGACGTTTACGACAAGAATAAAGTAACTGTAGATCTTGATGCAGGTACAGTTGACATTGCCAGATGGACAGTTCCTCAAAAACTTCTTGATCGTGAAGAACTTCTCACTTGGGAACAAATCCGTGACAAGAGAGATTCCATGTTGGAAGCTACAGACATGAAGGTAAGTGTTGATATGCCATCAGCACTTGTTGATGAGTGGAAAGTATATCGCCAGAAGTTGAGAGACTTCCCTGCAACTATGGAGGCAGCTGGTGTTGAAGCAAGTTGGGCATATTATATGCTTCCACAAAGTCCAGATGATATTAGAGGACCAAGGAGCGGCGCTTCACTCTGATTTTAACTTATGAATGAATCTTATAAAATTTACAAGTTTGAATATATTAAAGAGAATCAATCAGAGATAATCAATATAGCAAATCAATGTTATGATTCATTGATATCTGATGGGTTTGGAGACACCACATGGAGTTATTATTTGTATAATATCTTCGGGGTCTCCTCCCCATCTTTTCATTTTCTACAAATATATAAAAAACTTACAGAGATAATCAAAGAGAACGTAGAGGAACAATGCTTTTTGCAAGCATGGTTAAATTACCATGATTATGATCAAGTTCTTGATTGGCACAATCACTCTTCACCGTATCATGGTTACATATCAATAGAACCGCAGGATACCACAACAGAATTTGGTGACTGGCAAATAAAAAATGAGTGTGGTAATATATATTTTGGCAGAGGAAATGTTAGACATAGAGTTGTAAATAATTCTCATTATTCTGGCAAAAGAATTACCATAGGATATGATGTTATTCCTTATAGCGTCATGGATCCAAATAGAATAACAAAACAATATGGAGCAATACCTATACTATAATGTTTGAAATATCTAGAGATCTGAGAGCAAAGGTTCTTAACTTTGGTGGTAAACAAATTATTGAGATAAAAAATTTTTATAATGATCCTGATTCTGTAAGAGATTATGCATTAGATTCCAGAAAGTATACGGCAGAGGAGTATCCAGATTTATTAGCTTTTGCTATCGGTCGTAGAATATGTGAAGATGATCTGAGATTAAAACCAGAGATGGAACCAGTGTTCCGACAACTTTGCCAGCATCCAGAATGGCATATTGAATTTGATGAGGATCATCATGAATACATGTGGTCTGGAATGAGATTTATGGTCAATGTCACCAATAATCAAGAGATTGTAGATGCCAATAAACCCTTTATTGCTCACAAGGATGGACCAGAACGTAAGTGGGCATGTGTTATATACTTAAATACTCCAGAAGAATGTGAGGGTGGAACTGAATTTTATTCTGAAGACATTAAACTTGAATATAGTTCTAGTATGGAGTATAATAAAGCAGTGTTATATGATGCGAATATGATCCATGGCGCAGTCATGAAAAAGGATATGTTCAAAACTTGTGATCGATTAGTGCAGGTTATGTTTATGTAATAAATAACCCAGATTAATAATTCTATAGACCATTTGGAGTTGATTTCATGAGATCAAAAGCATTTTTTGTAAACGGTGGAGCAGGCAGAGTCATTTGTTCCATCCCTGCATTTGAAAAATACGCAGAGACCCACGACGATTTTGTAATCGTATGTGAAGGAGGAACAGATTTTTTTAAGGGACATCCTACCCTCGATGGTAAGGTATTTGACCATTGGCACAAAGGACTATTTGAACAGGAACTGAAGCACAGAGATATTGTTACTACCGAACCATATCGTATTTGGGAATACTACAATCAGAAGTGTAGTCTTTCTCAAGCATATGATATTCAAATTAATGAACTTGATGAACCAAGGGAACTTCCTGCACCAACAATCCATCTTGCAAAGATGGAGGCAATCTCTGGATTCAATGCTGTAGAAGAGGTTAGACAGGGGACAGGGAAAGAGAAGGTATTGGTTGTTCAACCTTTTGGTAGATCTGTAGAAACAATCGGTCAAGATTTTATTGCAGATGCAACTTCTCGTAGTTTTTCTTTAACACATATTGTTGATATTCTTAATGAACTTAAGAAGGATTATGCGATTATTATTATGAGTGAGATTCACTTCCCCCTGGAAGAGAATGAAGAGAACTCTAAGTACAAAGTTGCTAGACCCGAGATTCAGGATATGAGAACCTGGGCAGGAATTATTAATGCAGCAGATCACTTCCTTGGATGTGATAGTATGGGACAGCATCTTGCTAGAGCATTTGGTAAGACCGCAACTGTTGTAACTGGATCTACATTCCCAATCAATATTTCTTATCCAGATTGTAAGGACTTTGATATTATTGATTCTGGCGAGGGAAGGAGAGTGTATTCTCCAATTAGACTGACAATGGATGAGACTGCTGATCGTGCAAATGATTTGGCAATGGAACTTACAAAAGAACAACTGAAGGAGGTAATTGCCTCAGTTCGCAAACGACTTGGAAAGTCTACAGCATATACAAAATACAATAACAAACCACAGTTAAACTCTAATAATGGGTGTGGAGTTAAACCACAACTGAATGGATCTGCTCCAACTTATGGTGTTCCTATGGGGACAAAAAAACCCGAAATTAAAAAACCATCTAAAGGATTTTTGGATGACGTAAAGGGAGCAACACAACAAGCTAACGTTGATAAGCAAGTTAGTGATATTCTAAAAAATCTTAAGTGAGGTAAAGAATGGCACAATGGATCGCAGCAATTGCTAGAGGACATAACTCTGGCATCTGTCTATTAAAGGATGGAGAGATGGTTCTCTCTATTGAAGAAGAAAGACTGTCAAGACACAAGTATGATGGTGGTCCTCTTGCTTCCATGGTTAAGATTCTGGAGTATACTGATAAGTTAGATTGTCTTGTTATTGCTCATACCCAACCTTTGGGTGAGAGTGGTAGGATTGATTTTACTGGTGATGATATTTACACTGGTATTGCAAGAAAGTTGGGTCTTATTGATAGGAATGCAGACCCCTACAATCATCCTCAAGTAGTTGACTTGAGTAGAACTCATCATAAACTTCATGCTGCATGTGCATTTTATCGTTCTGGATTTGAATCTGCAGTATCATTGGTTGTTGATGGTGCAGGAACTTTTATTCCATTGAATATTGGTAAGGAAACCGAGATGACATGGGAACTCGAATCCATGTTCACTTGTGAATATCCTGCAGAGTTTAAAACAATCTATAAGCATCAAGCGGGTAGAGGTCCCTGGGGTTCTGCAAAAGTTGATGAGTTTAGTAGTGAAGGTGAAGGTGAAGATGGAACTCACCAATTCATTCTCGATGAAAGTGCTGGAATCACTAAAGCATATGAAGCGGTAACTCAATATTGTGGTTGGGCACCAATCGAGGCAGGAAAAACTATGGGACTGTTCCCATATGGTAAACCTAACGATAAGATTCCACCAATTTATTCTGACTATGGTGGTATCTCCGAATGGAAAACATCCAATAGAGATGTCATTGTACCCACATATCCAAATGGTGCTGTTGTAAATGAAGGTAGATTCCCCTTCTTGAAAACTCCTGCACAACCAGGCGATCTTACATTGCTTGAGAATCGTAGAGATATGGCATATGCCATTCAAGTAGAATCTCAGCAGATGGTTTTGGACTTGATTCGTAAATCAGTTGCAATGAGTGGTAACAAAAATGTTGTTCTCTCTGGTGGATATGGACTAAATTGTGTTGCAAACTATTGGTATCTTGAGCAACTTAAAGACGAAGGCATCAATCTTTATGTTGAACCCGTAAGTAATGATGCAGGAACCGCTATTGGTGCTGCTTATTATGTTTATCATCAAGTTTCTGGAGACATGAACGTTAGAGATAGAATTAAAGACCTTTATTATGGTCCAGAATACACATACACCAGTGAACAAATAGAAGATATTTGTAATCGTTGGGGAGCAACATCTATTAAAGGTGGAGCAACTTATGGTGACGTTGTTGAATTAATAACCAACAAGAATATTGTTGCCATGTTCCAAGGTAGGTCAGAGGCGGGTCCTCGTGCCCTTGGTAACAGGTCTATCATGTATGATCCTCGTGATCCTAATGGTAAAGATCACGTTAATACTGTAAAACGTCGTGAATACTTCCGACCTTTTGCGGGGTCAATTCTAAAAGAACATGTTCATGAATGGTTTGATCTCCGTGGCATGGATGAAACCCCATTTATGATGTATGCTGTTAAGTGCCAGGAAGGTATTGAAGAAAAGATTCCTGCAATCATTCATGTGGATGGTACTTGTAGAATTCAAACAGTAACTGAAGATGTTAATCAGCACTACTATGGTGTGATTGATGAATTTTATAATCAAACTGGGTGCCCAATTATCTTCAACACGTCATTTAATCTTGGTGGAGAACCATTGGTAGAAACTCTTGATGATGCTCTACGCACTCTTGCAAATTCTCAAATTGAATATCTTTATCTCCCAGAGTATGGATTGTTAGTCGAGGTTAAAAACAAATGATATACATAGATGCCGCTGTAGAACCACTTGCTCTTGGTCAGTATGATCTTGCGGAAGATGAAATATTTGTTATTGATAATTTATTTCCATGGTGGTTCATTGATCATGTAGATCAAATAGTTTTGCATGGATTTGGTTGGCAGTATGGATTGTGTAGTGGGCATAAAACATTCCCAGATGGAAAACCAGATTTTAGATATGACAAAGGTGCTGATTTAGAGTTAGAAGTTCCTTGCTTTAAACAACAGATCTATCCACCCAAGTCTGAATCTGCTACAGATTCTGCCTATCCAATGATTTACAATGCAGTAACTGGATCTATTCCTTTTGAACTTGAGATTGGTGAAGTGTTAATTAATGGACAACAGTTCATTCATGATACCTTGATGCATCAAGATTGCTCTTGTGATAATGGGATCAGTTGGATTTATTATGTTAATAGGCGCTGGGAAGAAGAGTGGGGTGGAGCAACCATAGTTGAACTCAATGGAGAAACTGTTGAAATTCTACCTAAACCAGGAAGAGTGTGTTTATTTAAGGGTAACATTCCTCATAGGGGATCTCCACCAAATGGGGAGTTCTATCATGGACTGAGGGCAACTCTTGTTTACAAAACGATGAGAAAGATTCCACTACCTTCTAGAAAATGATAAAGAGAATAGTTATAGTTGGCGGCGGTACTTCTGGTTGGTTGACCGCCGCTTCTGTGGTTAATAATATACCTAATGTCGAAGTTTATTTGATAGACAAAGAAGTATCAACTCCAGTTGGTGTTGGAGAGGCAACACTTTTGCAGTTTGATCACTTCATGGAGAATGATTGTGGATTTGAACGCTCTGAATGGATTAATGAACTAGATGCAATACCAAAGTCTGGAATATTATTTCCAGACTGGGCAGGTAATGAAGTATGGCACCCATTTTACTTCTCATTTGTGGACAAAGATGTCCCTTTGTGCGATGCTTGGACTCATACTGATTTTGAATTAAGATCTTTATTGGTTCATGATCCATCTCTATTTGGTGTGAGTGTTGATTTAAATGATCTTCATTCTTATGCATACCACATTGATTGTTCTAAGTTGGTAGGTTATATTAAAAAGAAACTTAAAGATAGTGTAAGAGTAATAGAATCTGAAGTCATGTTCTGTAAAAGGGACAGAAGAAATTATATTACTGAGTTACTTCTAAGTGATAATCAAACCATAAGTGGAGATGTATTCTTTGACTGTACTGGATTCAAACATGTATTAAAAAATGATAGGGATAGTGTTGAACTACTAGGTAGGTTATTTTGTGATACTGCCGTTGCTGGTCATGTTGATTACTTGGACCAGTCTGAAATCAAACCATATGTTACATGTCCAGCAGTAGACCATGGATGGATATGGCAAATTCCATTACAATCTAGACTTGGAACTGGATTGGTATTTAATAGAAGCATCACTCCAATAGATGAAGCAAAAGAATACTTCCAAAATTATTGGTCTGGTAGAGTAAAGGAAGATAGTATTAAAGTGATTGATTGGACTCCATATTATGATAAGAATATGTGGAGTGGTAATGTAATATCAATTGGATTGTCTGCTGGATTTATTGAACCTCTAGAGAGCACTGGAATTGCTTTAATTACGGAGGGGATTATAAAATCAGTTCAAATTTTATCCAGTAGATGTTTTAGTGAACATGATTCAGATCTTTTTAATGCTTACATGAAGTCTATGTTTGAAGCATGTGTTGATTTTGTTTCCATGCATTATGATAGAAGCAATAAAGACACTAAGTTTTGGAGATTTGTCAGAGAAAACTTTAAGCAATCTGAACTGCAAAAAATATATGTAGATAACATGGAGTCGCCTGGACCATCAATGATTACGGGTAAACCCTCTATGTTTGGTGGTGCAAATTGGATTTATTGGTTGTTACAACTTGGTTATCCGTTATCTAAAAAAACATATCTATCTGAGGAATATTCAAAAGCAAGAATAGAATACTTTATAAACTTCAAGAATAGTTCTCCAATGAATATAACTACACCAATCGGATTTGTGAATCAGTTATGAGAAAGGATTTATTTGCTATACCTATCTTTGAAGATAAAGTAGATCTTAGTAAGATTCATGTTGAATCTGATGCTTATAGTCCTACCTGGGATAGTGGAGTTAATACTAGTTTTGGAAGTAACCAAAGTATTCCTGATGAGACTTGGGAACACATAGGAGAAGTTGTAATTAAAAATATTAATACAATTCCATGCTCATATTCTAATGCTAGAATTGACAAAATCTGGAGGAATGTATATACTGAAAGGGACTATCAAGATCCGCACATTCATCCACACTGCCAGTGGAGTTTTATTATCTACGAAACAGTACCAGAATCAAAGACGATATTCTTTAATCCCTCAATGAGAGATATACAAAATCATATGTCTCATGCTGGAATGCCATACTTCCCATTGGACTACAGACCAAAATTAGAGCAGGGAAGTATCATTATATTCCCTTCATTTTTGATGCACATGGTTGTTCATGGTAATACTGGATCAACGATTGCGGGTAATATAAAGTTGGATTATCAACTATGACCAAAGTATTTGTTAATGGCACATTTGATCTTCTCCATAGAGGTCACTTAGAACTTTTAAATTATGCTAAGTCTCTCGGTGATAAAGTTTATGTTGCCATTGACACCGATAGGAGAGTTGCTGAAAAGAAGGGTCCAACAAGACCAATATATAATCAAGAGGAAAGGAAATTTTTCTTAGAGAATTTAAAGTCTGTTTATAAAGTACATTTTTTTGATTCTGATCTTCAATTAGAAACTTTGATTAACTTTATTCAACCAGATGTGATGGTGGTTGGATCTGATTGGAAAGGTAAAACTGTTATTGGATCTATGCACGCTGCCGAATTAATATTCTTTGATAGGATTAGTGACTATGCAACAACAAAGACAGTACAGAGTATTATTGATAGGGGAAACATGTACGGATGAATATCTCTATGGTGATGTAGAGAGAATTAGTCCAGAAGCACCTGTTCCTATATTAAAATACCATGACACATATAAGACTCTGGGCATGTCTGCAAACGTAAAGGCAAACCTGGAATCTTTTGGTATATTTGTGAATCACATTACAAATAAAAAACCAATTCTTAAGACAAGAGTTGTTGATAGGTCTAGTAATCAGCAGTTACTTAGAATAGATGACGAGGGAGAGATTGATCCTCTTAGAGTTGCTGAAGTTAAAGCAGCATTCCTTCATATGGAATACGATGCTATTGTTATATCTGATTATGATAAGGGATATTTAACGAGGAATGATTTAGAAGTCTTCTGTCAAAATTTTCCTGGACCAGTTTTTATTGACACTAAAAAAGTAAGTTTGTTTACTTGTCCAAATGTATTCTTTAAGATTAATCAAAAAGAATACAATAGGTTATTGGATAAACCAGATAAAAAAAATCTTATTGTTACTATGGGAGAACGTGGAGCATCCTATAATGACTACATTTATCCATCTCAAAAGGTTAATGTCTTTGATGTTGTTGGTGCTGGAGACACATTCTTAGCGGCATTAGTCTATGCATATTTGACGACAGGTGATATAACTCACGCAATACCTGTTGCAAACAAAGCATCTGCTATTGCCGTTCAGCATTATGGATGCTATACTTTAACTATGGAAGAGGCAATGGGACTATGAGAGCAATTATGGACGGTAAAAAAACTTACTGTATCGACATTGATGGTGTCATCGCTGAGATGAATGGTGTCTGTAAAACATGTAAGTATGAATCTTCCACCCCAATGAAAGAGAACATTGAGAAGATTAATAAATTGTATGATGATGGGCACTATATTAAATACTTCACTGCTAGAGGTATGGGAACATACAATGATGATGCTAATCTTGCAAATGCTAGATGGAGAGAATTGACTGAACTCCAATTGAGAATTTGGAATTGCAAATATCATGAACTTATCATGGGTAAACCTTCTGCGGACTACTACATAGATGATAAGGCAGTAAATTCTAATGACTTCTTTAATTGAGTTTGTCCCCAAAGGTTGGGGATATGAAAAGTGGATTGTTAATAATGAAATGTATTGTGGTAAACTTCTCTTTTTTAAAAAGGGAAAGAGATGTTCCTGGCATTATCACAAACTAAAAGATGAGACCTTCTATTTACAGAGTGGTCTCATCTCTTTGTATCATGGTTTTGATGAAGATCTTTCTGTGGCAGAGATTACTGTGCTGACAGAAGGAAGTAAGTTTCACATTCCAGTAGGTTTAAAACATCAAATGGTTGCATTGGAAGACTCTGTATTGTTTGAGTTCTCTACACAACACTTTGATTCTGATAGTTATAGGGTATTGAAGGGTGATTGAACGTATAGATGAATTGGTTGTAGAGTTTCCCAAGTTGATACCAGATGAATGGTGCGACTTAATCGTAGAGTGGTTTAATACTAACAAAGAATACCAACGACCAGGAAGAGTAGTTAATAACAATGATGATAAAACGGTGGTTGAGGAAGTCAAAGTAGCAACTCAATCTATAGTTCCATTTGAAACTCCTATGTTTGATCTAATGACAGAAATATGTCATATGTCCTATGATAGTTACTTGAATGTTGTTGAGCGTGCTCCAATTGAAGATGTATATTTTAGAGATTATTCTGTTCGGGTTTATGAAAAGAATGTTGGATTCTTTAAACCCCATGTGGATCAACATGCTGGAGGAACTGTCTACAGACTCTTTGCAATTATTTTATATCTGAATGATGTAAATGAAGGTGGGGAAACTGAGTTTGGTACTTTAAATAAAAAAGTAAAACCAGAGAAGGGAAAGGTTTTGATGTTCCCATGTAACTTTTTATATCCTCATCATGCGAACGTTCCCATCTCTGATCCAAAATATATTGCTACTGCGTTCTTAAACTTTAAGAGTATAGATGATCTTCAACAGTCTTAAACTTATAATTACCAACCCACTTCATATCAGCACAAGTATAGGTTTGGTATTTGCCTTTTAAATGATCTGGGAAGGGGATGGTATTGATCTTACCACCCTCTTTTTTTGCAACTAATTCTGCCACATGTTGGAATGATACTGGAGAACCAGTGCCGATGTCATAGATGCCACTACCAGCATTATTATTCAGAACAATATCTACAACATCGTCAACACAAACGAAGTCTCTAAGAAACTTATCAGATCCCTCAAACAAATTAAGTTCACCAGTCTCTCTGATCTCTTTGGTGAATTTACTTACGGGACTTGCCTGGTTGCCTTTGTGATCCTCCCCATCACCATAGACATTGAAGTATCTAAACCCCTGGATCAAACTAAATTTATCAAGGTTATCTAATACTGTATAATCTACCTGTAGTTTTGATATCGCATATTGATTCAAAGGATTCATCGAGGACTTCTTCTGATGAATACTTTGATTGCCATACACTGAGGCAGAGGATGCATACTTGATTGGGAATTGATATTCAATTGCCTTATCTAAAAGCGCACAAGTATATCCAACGTTAAAGTGCCACAACTTCCATAGATCTTTTTCTGTGGTAGAAGAGATTGCTCCTTGATGAAGAACTAAATCTACTTTGTTCCATTCATCAAAGTCTCTCAACAGTCTCCAACAATCCTCTTGGTCAATCAGCATGACTTCATCTTGAAGTTTATTTGCAAAGTGTTTGCCAATGAAACCAGATGAACCTGTCAGAATTATCATATCTTTTTGTTTAATATTATATCAAATAAATAATATTACTGCAATAATTTTAGGATATAAGCAATGTCTTTTGGATCCTTAGCAAGCAAACAACCAGGAGCAATTAATACGAACGAAGTATTGTATACTGCACCTGCTGGTAAATTGGTAGAAGGGAAGGTATATATTGTTAACCAAAATTCATCACCAATAAAGTTCAGAGTTGGACTTTCTACTGGTGGAGTCGGTGATTATAATCCTGCCTCTGGTTATATTATTTTTAATCAAGAACTTGCAGTTGGAGAATACTTCCAGAGTGATAATATTTATTTTGCGAATGGGCAAAGTGTAGTTATCAGAGCAGATTCTACTGCGGTCAATTTTAATCTTCTTGGATTTGAATCTGATGATACTTTGGGATCTGGATTTGTTTCTGAGAAGGTGACTGTTGGTTCCAATGGTAATGAGTTAATGTTCACTGCTTCTGGTGAAGATTTTACTGGTAATTTATATGTATGTAATAGATCTTCTTTTGATACTAGAGTCAGAGTCGGTTTAGGAACCACTGATAGAGATTATATTGAGTATAATTATACTGTAGAAAGAGAGACGACTCACTTTAGAGAAGGTCTGAGAATAGGATCTGGTGAGATGGTCTATGTTAGATCTGATGATCCAGGAACAAACTTTGTTCTTACTGGATATTATGGTGCTTCTGTATCTAACGTCTTCCCAAATAACGTTGGTGTTGGATCTACTCTTCAGGCAACAGATGTATATGCTGTAGAATCTGTTGCTATTGGTATCAGTGATCCTGGAAGTAATGCACTAAAGGTCATTGGATCCAGTGAGTTAACTGATGTTAGAATTACAGATACTCTTAATGTAGATGTTGATGTAAATGTTAGTGGAATTGTTACTGCTGCCAATGGATTTGCCAGTGGTAATGGAAATCCAGTAGAGATTACTGTTTCTGGATCGGACTTGACATTCACCGTTCAAGGTGTAGGAACAACAACATTGACCCTGTTCTAATCTTGTGTTAAAATATCTTCGTTAATTATTAACTGATATGGAATTTGTCGTATACTCTAAAGATGGGTGCCCCTATTGCACTAAGGTTGAGCGAATTCTGAGTTTGTCTGAGCAGAAATATGTTGTGTATAAACTAGACAGAGACTATGATCGTGAAGAGTTTTATAATAAATTTGGTGTGGGATCTACCTTCCCTAAAGTTATGTTTGGGGAAGAAGTAATCGGTGGTGCTGTAGATACTGTCAGGTATCTGAAGGTGAACAATCTTGTTTAGGCAAGATCAAATAAGAAGTTATTAATATATCTTTTAGCAAATTCTTTTGTGTAGTATGATTTTATAATTCCGTATGCGGGATCTGTATACGATAGATGGTAGTCATAACCTTTTTGAAATAAGTGAGCAGGGTTCTGCTCACATTTTTTTGTGCATTCTTTATATCTACTTAAATATAACTCTAACTTATCAAGATATTCTGCATAGAAATCTTGACGATCTGTTTTGATCCAAAGTTTTTTGGAGAAGTATGTGTTCAGATCATATATCTTTGACTCGTTTTTTATTCTATCTTCTTGATCACCAAGATACTTCTCAATATACTTTGAATGATAGTCATCATCTCCTTTTAGTGGGTGGAAGTCAATCGTTCCAAAATACTTAACGCTTCCGCATTTGACATACTCTGTTCCAAAAACTGGAGCATCGTATTTGAAGTCTGGATATATAACAAGAGACTCTGCAACAAACTTACCCCTTATACTGAGTTCACACAATCTTATTCTTCTAAGATTATCAGTTTTCCAAACATAAGATTTTATATTAGAATTATTATCTGCGATCTCTGGGTTCAACCATTCTGGAAGACTTACTGGGATTACATTTGGATATAGTCTAAGCAGAATATTCTTTACTTCCATTACGATCTAATCATATACCATATTTATTATGAGAATTCTAACAGCATTTGGTGGACATGATGCCTCTGCAACTATTGTAAATGATGGGAAGGTAGAATTTTATTTTAAAGAAGAAAGATATAATAGAAAGAAACACTCTTTAGGTGTGGATAGTATTTTTAAAGTTCTTCTTGAGCAGAACTTATTGGAAGACATAGATTTTGCTGCAATTGTAAGTTTTGATTCTCAAGAAGTTATGGATCAAAGGCGTTTACTTTTAAGAACGTATAGTCCAAACATCAAATTTGTATCAACCGAACGCCAGCACCATCTATTCCACGCATCGAATGCCTTCTACAACAGTGGATTTGATAAAGCAATAACGATTGCAATTGATTCTGCTGGTGCTTATCTGGATGAGGATACATTTGAATCGGAGTCGGTTTACATTGCAGAGTACCCCAATAAGTTTACTCCAGTTCTCAAGCAGTATTGGACTTCCAGAAAAAGAAATATAGTAAAAGAAAGAGATAATTGTAAGTATATTTGTAAGTATATTAACGATAGAA